CAGCCGTTAAGTTTGCGTTTTCCCCGACGATCGACGTGCTAGTCAACTCCGCCACGTTTGACCGCCGCCGAATAGTCGTCGGATACGGCGAGATTCTCAAGTACACACCCGTAGTCAAAAACATGATTCACGAAATGCGGCTCGTTCACACGGGCGAAGCCATGCTCTCCGAACACGTCCAACGCGCCGTCCTCGTCCGCACCCAAGGCTCCATCGCCGTCTCATCCCAGAAGTCACCCGGCCCGATCGAGTTATGCCGCACCCTGATCTGGTCGGCAACATTGGCCTCACAAAATCGAGTCACTCAAAAGCCTTCACTAGTCATCGTCCCGAACTAGCATCCTCTCGGCAGCCGTTCGTGAGCCCTACCTTTCGTCGGGATCGGAAACGCCTCCGAGCGGTTGCCACCATAAACGCGCCAAGTGTGTCATGCTCTAGGGATGGGATTATTTGATCGCAAAGTAAGCAAGGCTGCTATCTCGCCGCCGCCGGCAAAAGCCGCAGCCGCAGGCGCGTTTAGTCCGGGCTACTCCAGTCAAAATACTGGCGTCAACATGATCGGCCAGTATTACACGTACCAAGAAGGCGAAGCGCGTAACCGTGCCGTACAGGTAGCCGCGATAAATAGAAGCCGCGATCTTATGGCATCTGTTATCGGCTGTATGCCGCTCAAGATGTATTCCGAAATGTGGAACGGCGATGAGATGGAAAAGGTTTACCTTGCTCCTCGATCATGGCTACGCCGACCAGATCCCGAAGTGCCTTACAACTTTCTTATGTCGTGGACGTTTGACGACTTGTTTTTCTTCGGCCGCGCGTTTTGGTACATAACATCACGCACCGCCGACGGCTACCCAGCATCGTTTACACGTCTTCCAGCCGGCTCAATCACCACGACCGACATGGCTGGGCCCGTCTGGTTTGCGCCATCAAAACAAGTTTACTTTCAAGGGGGCGAGATAGATCCGACAAACTTGGTGCAGATTCTTAGCCCAACGCAAGGACTAATTTATTCTGGAACGCAAGTAGTCGAGACTGCATTGAAGATTAACGATGCGCGCACTCGCAACGCATCTTCCAGCATTCCAGCCGGCGTACTTAAACAAACTGGCGGCGAACCATTAAGCGCACAAGAACTAGCCGATCTTGCCGCATCGTTTAACGCAGCGCGCGCAACAAATCAAACGGCCGCACTAAACGAGTTTCTATCTTACGAACCGACAACAATGAGCCCAGACAAAATGCTTCTCATTGAATCAGCAAACTACAGCGCCCTTGAAGCCGCTCGCCTTTGCAATGTCCCACCGTATCTCGTAGGCGTTTCGACCGGATCGTATTCCTACCAGTCATCTCAGCAAGCGCGCGCCGACTTGTATATCTTCGGACTCAAAATGTACGCCGAAGCAATTGCGGCCGCACTCTCTATGGACAATGTTCTTCCACGCGGAACCTACGTCGAGTTTGACGCAGAGTCCTATCTGGAAGAGAACTACATGGCCGACAAAGCCGACGAACCAACCATCCAAGAAAACACTCAAGAAGGATTAGCCAACCGATGATCAAATTAATTGCAGGAGACTTCACGCTTGACGCTGCCGCAGGCGACGCACCACGCCGAACGATCTCGGGAATTGCGGCGCCGTATAACGTTGACGCCACCGTTTCTGACGGAACCACCGTTCGCATTTTGCCGGGAGCCCTACCGACCGAAGGCAAAGCCCCACGACTCTTCATGTACCACGACGCCTCCCAGCCCGTAGGCGTTGTCACCGAACGCGTAGACACCCCAGAAGGCATGCTCTTTACTGCCAAGATCAGCGCTACTTCTCTTGGAAATGATGCGCTCATTATGGCCAGCGATGGCACTATTGACCAAGTCTCAGTCGGTATAAACCCCACCAAGTTTTCTTATTCCGACGACGGAACGATGATCATCGAAGAAGCTTCTTGGACGGAATTGTCACTAGTCCCCATTGGCGCATTCGGAGACGCAGCGCAGATCACAAAAGTCGCGGCCAGTATCCACCAGCCCGAAGAAGAAATAAGTAATAATGAAGAACAAGAACCTCAACAGGAGAACCCAATGTCTGAATCAGTAGAAACACCAGTAGTCGAAGCAACCATTCCAACCGCAGCAATTCCAGCGCAGCCAAAGCGCGAGTTTAAGTTGCCAAGCGCAGGCGACTTCATGGCCGCTTATCACATCGGCGGAGACACGTTTAAGAACATGAACAAAGCAGTCGCCGAATACAGCGCATCACAGCGCACAGCATTGCAGGCTGCCGCAGGCGACGTGCTTACCACCGACACCCCGGGCCTCTTGCCAGTACCCGTGTTGCTTCCACTCGTGCAGGATCTAAACTTCGTGAGGCCTACGGTAGAAGCACTCGGCGCTCGCGCGTATCCAGATGGCGGAGCATCAAAGACTTTCATTCGTCCAACGATCACCACGCACACAAGCGTCGCTACACAGTCAAGCGAACTCACCGCAGCATCGGCTACAACAATGGTCATTGCCTCGAACTCGGTTAGCAAGACAACTTTGGCCGGACAAGTTACCCTCTCAATTCAGGACATCGACTTCACGTCTGGCCCAGCGATGCAATTGATCCTCAATGACTTGATGGGCGAGTACATGATCGCCTCCGACAACTTGGCAGCAGACAACTTGCTTGCAGCAGCCAACTCGTCGGGCGTCTGGGACGGAACTCCAGAAGACTTGTTGAAGTCTGTTTACGACGCAGCAAACGACGTGTCAGCAAACCGTAACTGGATGCCGACCCACATGTTCGTCTCTGTCGACGTATGGGCTCAACTTGGTCAACTTGTTGACTCCAGCAAGCGTCCGCTGTTCCCATTCATCGGAGCAGGCCTCACCGGTCAGAACGCACTTGGAGCATCAAGCGCAGGATCTTGGAACGGAACCCCAATGGGCTTGCAACTTGTAGTTGACAGCAACTTTGCTGCAAAGACCATGATCATTACCCGAGTCGGCCAAGGCCAAGGCGACGCATTCGAGTTCTACGAATCCATTCGTGGCTTGATGAGCGTTGAAGTGCCGTCAACTTTGGGACGCACAATGTCCTTCCACGGTTACGTCTCAACCTTCGCCGCAATTGGTGGAATGATCCGCAAGATCACTCAGGCCTAGTCGAGAGCGGAGCATCCGCTCATGGCTGTTTACAGCGTCACCAACAAATACCTCATAGACGACTTCGCCGTCCTTCAACTTCTTACCCCGACGGAGTTGGAGGTCGGCCAGTCGATCACGGTTGCAGGCGTAGACGCCACGTTTAACGGCGCCTACACAATCCGCGCCCTTCCGCAATATCTTTACGAAGGCGTAGATTCCGAAGGCGACTTGCTTTACGACGTCAACGTACCAATCGCCAACCAAGTCCTATACGCAAAGACGGCCGCCGATGTAGATCGCACCGCCGCGTCTGGAACCTTGACATCAACTCCGACTTGCACATGGATCACGGCCACGGACATTGAGGACTGGTTAGGGATCGGAACCGCTACAGCAGCCGACGCCACATTCCTCACCATTTGCGCGGCTAGCACCAATCAATTTTGTTGGCGTCGACGTATGGAAGCCGGCTATGTCGATTCCCTTACGACTGTCCCTTCGCAGGATGTCAAACTTGGAACGATCATGTACGGAGGAGCTTTGTACCGTCAGCGCGGATCTATGGATTCCTTTGCATCATTCCAGTCAATGGGAACCGCTCCCGTCATGGGACTCAACGGAATGATCCGCCAACTCTTAGGCATTGACCGTCCGCAGGTTGCCTAGTGCCAGTCCCGACCTACACCGACTTATTTAATGAAGGCTACGACGACCTAGTCGCCAAACTCCAAACCGTTGTAGGGCTTCAAGTAGTTAACGATCCACGCAACATCGTCCCTCCGTGCGTGTTCGTCAACATTGACTCCATTGACGGCTTCAACTACAACATTGCCAAATTGACCTTCACACTTCAGATCGTGACGCTCGGCCCTGGCAACCTAGACGCCCAGAAGTCCCTACTCAACATGCTCGCTCAGGTGTACGCGCTCAACATTGGCATCATTTCAGGCCGCCCCACAAACGTCGACATCGGCGGATCCATGCTGCCGGCATACGAACTCACCGTCGCGACCCAAGTCCAAACGGCGTAATCCACACCTAGCGCCCGAAACTATGTCAAACTAAAACCACTACTCAAGGAGCAATCATGGCAACCTCAACAATCCTCTCAAACCCAAAAGTCCAAATCGGCGCTGCAATCGGATCGCTTGTGGACATCAGCGACCAATGCACCGCAGCGGTGTTCACGGTTGTCTCGGAGCCTTTGGAAGACACCGCTTTTGGATCCACATCGCGCACCTACACATCGGGCCTGTTTTCCAACTCCTTAACTTTGACGATGTACATGTCTTACGCAGCAAACGAAACCTACGCCACACTTTCTACACTTGTCGGAACAAAAGTCGTTGTCAAAGTAAACCCAACCGCAGCCGTTGACGGCTCAACGAATCCTGGCTTTATTTTAACCGACGGATTCATCTCTGAATTACCTGTGATTAACGCGGCCCTCGGCGAGTTACAAGTGGTTGATATTGAGATACAGGGCGGCGTTTACAGCGCAGACGTAACCAACCCATAATCACGGCCGTCCTCGGCCCGACACAAGGAGAACCATGAAGATCAAACTTAATGTCACGCGCGGAGAAGTAACCGAACAACTATCCACAAACCTTTTTGTCATTGCCGAATGGGAACGCCTAGAGAATCGCCGAGTGTCAGACGGACGCGGCATCGGTGCATCAGATCTAGCGTGTTGGGTACACACGTTGCTCACCATTAAAGGCGAGAAGCTTCCTGCGTCATGGCGCGAATGGCTTAAACAGAACCCAGACGTCGAGATCGCGGCGGAGGATGCAACCGATCCAAACCCTACGGACGCGGCTACCGCCGGCAACTAGCCGAACTGGTAGTCGCGACGGGATGGGCTCCGACGTTCTATGCGGATTCGTTTGACGCGCGCGACCTACAAACAATCATTAGAGTCCTTAATGACCAAAACAAAAAAGGACACAAATGAGAGACTCCGCTGGCGGCATTGAAGCACGGATAGAAGTGTTCGGCCTTGGCCAAGCGCTTAAGGATCTCAACAAGATCGACAAAGCACTCCGACGTGACATCACCAAAGACTACAAAAGCGTAACGTCTGGGCTTGTCTCAGACATCCAGTCGGCAATCCCGTTAAACTATCCGCTTTCAGGATGGCAACGCCAATGGCGTCTCCGTGGCGAGTACGAAGTCTTCCCATGGCCAACCGACCATTCCGTTAAGGCCTACATCAACACCAAAGCACCCAAAGAAGTCTTTGGCGGCAAAGTAAACCTTTCAACCTTTGCCATTAAATGGATAGGCGCGGCCGCATCTTTTTTTGACTTTTCCAAAAGTAATCAAATGGGCGCAGCCCTAACAGCCAAGTACGGCGACCCGTCGCGAGTAGTGTGGAAACAGTACGAAGCAAACAAAAGCGAACTTGAGACAGAGATGGCGCGAATCGTTGACCGCGTCGGAGAAGCCTTGAGTCGCGATCTAAGCGCAAGGTAACTCATGGCCGTCATTCTTCCAATCATCAGCGAATACGATCCGAAGGGCGCAAAGAAGGCGATCGCCCAATTTAAGCAACTAGAAGGCTTCGGCGCTAAAGCAAACTTTGCAATTAAGAAGGCAGCAATCCCAGCGGCCGCAGCAATGGCCGGCTTAGGCGTAGCCCTTGCAGGCGCAACTCAAGCGGCAATGGAAGACGCAGCGGAACAGGCGAACCTTGCGCTCGTCATGCAGAACGTCACGGGCGCAACCGACGCACAAGTCGCCGCTCAGGAGAAGGTGATCGCCTCGATGTCTCGCGCTTCTGGCGTCGCGGACAGCGAACTTCGTCCAGCCTTTCAATCGCTTCTTGTAGGGACTAAGGACATCACTAAAGCCAACACCGCTCTCGCGCTCGCTCAGGACATCGCACAAGGCTCTGGTAAGGATCTAGCAACCGTCTCCGACGCGCTTGCCAAAGCGTACGGAGGCAACTTTAAGGCGCTCGGACAACTCTCCCCAGAGATTAAAGCAATGATCAAAGATGGAGCAACGCTTGACGACGTGATGAATGTCCTAGGCGGAACCTTTGGAGGAGCCACGGCCGCAGCCGCAGAAACCGCAGCAGGCCGCATGAAGATACTAAAGAACTCGCTAGACGAAACCAAAGAGTCAATCGGCGCCGCACTACTCCCAGCCGTAGAAGCCATTCTGCCGCTAGTTCAAAAGTTTGCAGACTGGGCGCAAAACAATCCTAAAGCTTTCTTGTTTATTGCCGGCACTATTGCCGCTATTGCAGCCTCGATCATGGCCGTCAATTTTGCAATGGCCCTAAACCCGTTTGCACTCATTGCCGCAGGGATCGTTGTATTGGTTGCAGGATTAGTGCTTGCTTACAATAAGTTTGAATGGTTTCGTAACGGCGTCAACACAATGATTAACACGTTGCTTAACGTATTCGAGGCTATGGCAAACGCATTTTTGGCGGCCGTAAACACCATTATTAAGGCATACAACGCCATCCCGTTATTGCCTAACGCGCCAACACTTCCAGCGTCCGTCAATCTGCCAAACATCGGGCAGGCTCCAGCAAAGCGAGCCGTCAACACTCCCGGCGGAATACGCATGATGGCCGAAGGCGGCATTGTTAATTCGGCAACTCTTGCAATCATTGGCGAAAAAGGCCCAGAAGCCGTCATCCCATTAGACCGCATGAAGAACGGCAACGGACAAAACATCACCGTCAACATCACAGGCGGCATATCCACATCGGCAGACATCGGCCGCGCCGTCGTCAACGCTATTAAAGCCATGAACCGTGTAGACGGCCCAGCACAAATACAAGTCGCCTAATGGCTACGTCAATCGTTGAATCGGGATCCTACGATCTTCTTATTGACACAGGCTTCTTAGTCAACGCATTCGTTCTAGACGACACCCTTAAAGGCGTTCTAAATAACACCGAATACGTCCTAAACGGAACAACACAATACGCATCCGTCATTGAGGGCTCCACAAACATCACCGTCACACGCGGCCGCCGCGACATCGGAGACCAATTCACAGCCGGCTCAATGAACTTTAATCTTCTAGACGGCTACGCAGGAGGCGTTTTCAATCCGTTCAATCAGAACTCGCCATTCTTCGATACTGCAAACGATCAACCCGGACTAGCCCCAATGCGAAACGTCATTCTTACACGCGAAGGCGAAGAACTCTTCAACGGTTACATCATTGACTACACCTACAACTTCAACCTTGGCGGCCTAGACGAAGTCAGCGTCCAATGCGCCGACCGTTATTATGTCCTCTCGCAGACATACATGGCCGAATACAACGTCTCAGAAGAACTTGCAAACGTGCGCGTAGAAGCCGTTCTTGATCTTCCAGAAGTCAATGCTTTTCAATTGCCGGGCGAACGTAATATAGAAGCTTCTAGCGTCCTACTAGGCGGAGCCGCCGCCTACACCGTCCCGAACGGAACATCCGTCGCCGCATACATGGCCAAGATTAATGAATCCGTGCAAGGTCGAATCTTCGTGGCACGTGACGGCACGTTTACCTTCCAAGATCGAATCGGGACGACTCTCTCCGCGTCCGTTGCCGACTTCCACGATGACGGAACGGCAATTGCATTTGACGCCGTCGGCATAAGTTTTGAAGCGAACCAAGTGGTCAACCGCGCATCTGTAACTCATGCCGGCGGAACCCCAGAAGTTGCCGAAGACCTAGCATCCCAAGCGACCTACTTCATTCAGACTCAATCAATCTCCGACGCGCTTGTCCACAACGACGCAGCGGCCCTAGAACTTGCCCAGTACCTTCTCGTAGCCGAACCCGAGCCACGCTACACAAGCGTCTCCACACCGTTCTCCACGCTCACAGACGCCCAGCGCGACATCGTGGCCGTTATCGAAATCGGCAACACAATCACCATAGAGAAGTCCTTTAATACGGGCATCACCACCACTCAACTAGCCCAAGAGTTAGCCGTAGAAGGCATCCAACATCAGATCGACTTATCGTCTGGGCATCGGATCACGCTATTCACAAGCCCCACCACGCTCGTTTTTGAATTGGTGCTAGACGACCTAATTTACGGAATCACCGACGCAGACAACGTGCTCGGGTAATATACCGATATGGCAACACCCACCACACTTCCAGCGACGTTCGTCGCCGGCAACGTCCTTGAGGCTGCACAATTAAATAATTTGCGCGGCGCGTTTCGTGTCTTGCAAGTAGTTGAGGCAAACAAACTAGACGTATTTAGCACCGCGTCCGCGTCTTATGTTGACGTAACGGGTTGGACGGCCACCATTACGCCGAGCGCAACAACCTCCAAAATCCTTGTTGTCTATTCTGCAACAACCAGCGTCAGCGGTGGAACATATACGGGATTCCAAATTGTGCGCGGCTCTACCGCGATCGGTAACGGCACAGCAAGCGGCAGCCGTGTTGCGGCTAATAAGGCTTACTACGACGCGGCAGCGTCTGGCGGAGAGTCAATTTATGGCTCATTTTTAGATAGTCCGTCAACGACAAGCGCAACGACCTACAAAATGCAAGTCAAAAACCATACAACCAACACGCTGTATGTCGGCGCAACTTTTACAAACGTAGACAACGCGGCCTGCTATTCAACGCTTACCAACATTACGCTCATGGAGATATCAGCATGACCGACTACGCAGCAGTCTTAACCGCCAACTACCCCGGCACACAATGGGCAATTAACGCCAACGACTACTCAACTTTGCAATGGTTTGACAGCACCCCACAACCTACGCAAACCGAACTAGACGCCGCATGGCCGCAAGTTGATTACAACAATCAAGTTGCAATTATTGAGACAACACGTCGAGTCCAATACGAAGCGCAATCAGACGGAATCTTTTTTGAATGGCAACGCGGCACAAATACTAAAGAAGCGTGGGAAGCCGCAGTACAAGCAGTCAAAGATGCCAACCCATACCCACCGCCGTTGGCCTAAATATGCGGCGCTGCTCTTTATGGTTGCAGTAGTAGCGGCGGTCTTAAATGGATGCAGCAGCACAAGAGTCAACATTGAGCCAAATAGGTGCTTTACGCGAACGGCTTGCGATGTCGCCAGAGGATAAACACGCACGACTAATCCTGATCGTAGGCGTGACCATGTCAATCAGTTTTGCGGCCATCGTTCTTGGCTTCGTCTACGGCCTACTATTCGTAAACCAGCCTCTTGAACAGGCACCAAATGACGCCGCCTTTATAGATCTACTCTCAACCGTTGTCGTATTTTTGACCGGGTCTTTAGGCGGCCTACTTGCATCTAACGGAATAAAAAAAACAAAACAGACAGGAGCAACAGATGAAACCCAGCGATAAAGCAATGATCTCCACCTACATCAACAGCGCCATTGCAGCAGCAGTCGCGCTCTACATGTCAGGCAACACCGACCCAAACGACCTACTTGGTGCAGCCATCGCAGCAGTAGCACCACTATTTATCGGATACGTCAACCCGAAAAACAAGGCTTATGGCATCGGCAAAAACCCCGAAGCCTAAAGCCAAACCGCTTCCGATCGTCGGCGCTAGGCCGTACACGGGCAACACGGACGGCGCATCACCTAAACGACGTGCCGGCATGGACGCCTTTATCAAAGAAGTCATCTGGTTAGGCCAAGGCGCTCTTTGGGATAACGGCTCGTATGGCGTAAGAAATATGCGCGGCAAAGAATCGCTTTCGGTACATGCCACGGGCCGCGCCGTCGATCTCTCATACCGTCCAAGCGCAAGCAAAAAACTTGCAAACCGTAAGGACGCGCTGGAAGCAATCGAGAAGCTTTGCGCCAATGCAAACGATCTCGGAATAGAAATGATTATTGATTACTTCCCACAGCCATTTGGCCGCGCGTGGAAATGCGATCGGCAAGCGTGGAGCAAATACAGCAAGCCAACCGTCTCAGGCGCACCCGGCGGAGACTGGTTCCACATTGAGATCACACCTCAAGCGGCAGACTCCCCAATCTTCGTCAAAGCCGCATTCTTAAAGGCATTCGGGGAAATCCACCCTTACTAGGCAAGTCTTGGCTAAAGTCGGAATACCGACGAAAGGCCATTCTATGACCGATCCACAAATCTTCGACTATCTGGTACTCAAGACAGTTCTTGACAACGGCCAAGAAGTCCTTGTGCAGATCTTTATGAACGGCGGATCCGAGGCGCAATACCTAGCCGGCCGTATGTCCTTTAGGACAGCCACGGGCGACTCATGGTCACCCCCCTACGAATTGGAGAAACAATGATTACAGCCCCACAAATCATCATTAGCGTCATCGGTAGCCTATGGGCGCTAACGGCGTTCCTAGGCGTTGCTAGGAGCCTCCCAGAGCCTTCTGAGATGCCACCCGTAGAAGTTGTCGTGCCGGCGTCAGTCCCGATTACGACCAC